AAAGAGTGGTATTCGATGGCTGGATGAAGAAAACGGAATTATTCCAGTACCAGCTAAGCGATATACAAGCATCGTGAAAAAAGATACCGAGTATTTAGGCTTCAACAGAACTGTTGCGTATGCTATTTCCATTGATGAAGATGAACCTATTTCTTTAGGTAACAAACCAATCGAGTTAGATAGAGATGAGTTCAGAAATTCAGGACGAATCTTATCCAAAAACAAAGATTATATGGTTGTGCTTCATGAAGATTTCATCAATCTAAGAACCGATACAACAACAGAGAACGGAATCAGTAAGTTGCGACAAGATAAACAACGCTTAGAGTTGATCGGAAATGTTTACCAACGATTGAATTACGATATCGTTTACGATGGTCCTGGTCGTTTGATCTTTTGGATGAAAGATAACTTCCTGAATGGTGGAGATATCGATGTATCGGCTAACGAGATATTAGATCAGTCTAATGCTACGAAAGACTTACGAGCCGAGAGAGCGAGAGAAGAAGTAAAAAAACTAGCTCAGGAAATCAAAAACTCAAGTTCAGACAACGTTATCTTGGGAAGTTCTTATTTCGAGAACAAATTCGATCACATTCCACGTGTAACCAAGGCAACGGAGTTCCTAGAATATCTTCAAATGAAAGAGGGTTCAATCCTTGCGCAGTGTATCGGAATGACACCTGAATTGATTGGACTTGGAGATGTTTCAGGAAACGTTTCGATGGAAAAGATTATTGACAATGCAATGGTAAATATCATCATTCCAACGAGAGAGGGAATCGCAACACAGTTTTCTCCGTTGTTATCCGAGAAACTTGGACTTCCTAAAGTCTACTTCGATAAATATGAAGCAAGATACAACGTGGATAGATCAAGTGAATCATATAAATATTCATTGGCAGTCAATTCTTTGATTCAGGCTTACCAATCCTCAGTGGAAGAAGGTAACACGATTCCAACTGATGTTCAGAATCAGATCATGGAATCCTTAAAGACATTGACAGACCATATTATAAAAATTTCTTAGGAGGCAAAAACATGAGTATTTTAGAAAGCATCATGCAGGAAGCCGATGTAAAACCAATTTCCAATGTAAACGGAAGAGATGTTTATACATTTGCCGATGCAGTCAAGGTCAATAACAAAGAGAGAGCTGAGGAAATTCTCGAAGGTAAAGTTGACTTTGGAAATCGAGTAACAAGAGAGGGTGGATTGTGTTATGCAAGAACACAGTGTCATTCAGTTGCAATCAATCCTGATAACTATTTCTTAAATCGCTATCGCAAAATTAAAAAAGACGAAAAAACAACGATTTATGAAGTTGTTACAGACTATCGAGCTATCAAAGAACAGTCTACTGGACGAGTTTATACGAACAACATCGTTGTTGAAATTGTCGAGAATTCAAAAACTGGTTTGAAATACATTGGCAAGAAAACAATTTCAGACCAAGAATTTATCAACAGTTTCAAGAGTAGCTTAAGTCATGAAGCACTGGCTAAGATAGCAAATGTAATCCTAACGGCTCAAAAGGGGCAAACAGAGCCAACGGGAGATTCTTTGGATTTCTAATATCCAATAAAAATTGAATATAAAGAGGCAATATAGAGGGCTAAGAGTATTTAGGCATTAACGTTTTTCACGTTTATTGCATAGATAAAGGCTCAATATATTGCCTTTTTTTGTTGATTGAAAGGAGAAAACATGGCAACTAACAAAAGAACATTCGATGTGAAAATCACTTTAAAACCTGAAGTTTCAGCACAGGAAAATACTGTTTCCACAACTTCTGAAGTTATTACATTGGAAGATGAGCAAGCTCAAAACTTTTGGGCAATGTACCAATCTTATTTGAATGGACAAGGAGACGCTATCGGTTTCACGTATTATGACAAAACGAACATGGCAAAACCAACTCCAACGGCTACCGATGTAATGGCTCGCACTATTTTGTTTGAAAACGTTAAATCGGTTGAACGATTGGCTACACAGACAACATCCACTACTGATTATGATTGCAAAGATTTAGAGCTTTGCTAGAGATGGACAAACAAAAAGAAATTAAGTGGTTTGCCACTGAAAAAGAAAGACTTGCATATCTAAGAGGACAAAACAAAGAGTACAAATTAAAACCAGTAGAGAAGAAGGCAAAACGTGGCACAAGCAAAAAAGATAGCAACGTTTAAACTTCACGATGCAATCAAAGAACGTACTCAAGTGGATGTAGTCTATCGTGAAAAAGGAATTACAAAATATTCCTATATTGTCCTTGATCCTGGTGTGGAATATGAGCTTCCTGAAGACGAATTGTTCCAAAAATCAATTCGAGGTTGCGTGTTTAAAAAGCCTTATTCAAAAGCGATGGAAGATTCGCTTAAGGCAAATAATATTCCATACAAAGTTGAATTATGTAAGCAGTGTGGAGGGCGAGTTAAGAAACTTGCCTACAATCCGTTGGAGGTGATCGAGTAATGCCAGTACCAACTATTGTAAAAAACATTCAAAAAAGTTTGGATGTTCGTAAAAAAGCAAAGCAGAACATCGATGAATCCATCAACCTAGAATCTTTAAATGAAAAGAACGTGATGTTATCCGTTACAAATTCTGCGTTCCTAGAGGACAAGCCAACACGCTTGTTAAACGAGGGGGCAATTATGTATGAGGGTGGCGAAGATGTCCGTCTATTTATCGAAAAAGGGGTGATACAGAAGTTTTATAACAATCTCCCTGATGATTATGTAGGATATATCTCTTTGGCACATATTCACTTATTCTCTTTGCCATTAAATCTAGGAACTTGGACAAAACAAGACCTAGAAATCGTGGATTTGGAAGACGGAAGACAAGCGTTGAATGTACGTGCTCATTTAAATGATTCACTGCATATCGTACAAGATTTAAAAAATCAGGAAATCCCATTGTCCGTCAGTGTTGAAATGGCAACAAAGATGGACTGGAGAAAGTCATTTGCACTTGGCTTTCCTTGCATACAAGAAATCGATATTCAAGGATTTTCCATTGTTGGAAATCCTGCCAATGTCGACAGTACAAACGTAAATCTAACCATAGAAGGAGAAGATGAAATGAATTTAAAAGATTTGTTATCAGGTAAAAAAGAAGATATTCAACCAAAAGAAGATTTGAATACTGAAAAACCTGAAGAAAAAGAAGTTACGGAAGAAAAAATCGAATTATCTAGCGATCAATTAACAATTCTTGAAAGTTTCATGGAGAAATTCGAGACTTTGGAAAACGAAAACAAGGAATTGAAAGAAAAGATCGCAGAATTACAAGCAAAAGAAACAAAAGTAGACGATAAAAAAGAGGCAGAAAAAGAGGAGAAATTAAATTCACAGGTTGAAGATGTTCTAAGTCGTTTAGAAAAACTAATGAACGGAACAGAAACTTCTAAAAAGGAAGAACCAACTGTAAATCCTGAATTTGGATTTTTAGGAAGTCTTGAACCTAAGAAAGGAGATAAATAATGCCTACATTCGCAACAAGTGTTTTAGAAAACAATTCAGTTGATATTGTCGATTTCGCTAAACTTAGCAATATTGGAGAAATCGGTATGGCACCTGATTTTTCACAGAATCAGTTAGCAAACGATTTCCAAAATAATTTCCCATTGGTTCAGTGGTTATTGAGTACATCTCGTAGCCGTCAGATTCAGACTGCATTTAACAATGGGTCTGCACAGATTCATCGTGATTCTTCAGGTGAATTAAATATCGTGCTTCCTTGGGAAGTTGGAACTACATTGCCTGAAGATACTCAAAATGAATGTTGCTGGACACCACTTGATTTAGCTAAATGTGGTTCAGAAGTTCCATTAAAGCTATTGTGTTTGAAAGATTGCGACAAAATCTTAGAAAACTTTGTATGGAGCAAAAAACGTTTTGGATCAAATGATTTAACTGGTTATTTTGCTCGTCAGGGTGAAACAGTAAAACAAGCTCGTGATCGTATGGCACGTTTAAGCATGGTTTACTTCACTTCTTACAACATTATCAATGGTACTTCTTCAACTGGTACTTCTGTATTGAAACCATTCCACGGATTGTTGGAAGTTGTAGAAGATAAAACAGTTATCAAAATCTTAGGACAGAATATCTTGGCAGCTTTTGATTCACTAGGTTGTCGTTTAGCCGTAATGAGTGGTGCAAATACTGGTGAAATCATTTTCGCAGTCCACCCATTAACATATATGGCTATTAAAGAAGTTATCGTTCCAGGTAAATTCAATGGCGAACTTCCTGCAAACTGGACGAAAGATGCAAATGGAAATGTTCGTTTTATGGGTTATCGATTCATTGAAGATAAGACAGTTCCAGTAGATGTAGCTAAGGGAACTGGTGATGTATGGATGTTAGACGGAAGAAGTGTTGGTGGAATCATGGGTACAACATTATCACCAGGTGAAGATTTCATCCGTAGAACAATCTCTACAACTGATACACCATCTGATGGATGTGCTACTGAATGTACGTTCTACTACAACTTTGGTGCAGTCTTTGGAACAAACCCTAACCGATTAGCCGTTATCACAGACATTCCATTAAGTGCAACTTGTATGGGTGCTACTTTGGATGGTTTGGATGCTCTGATTAAACCTCAGACAATCGTTCCAATTAACATTGCAACTGAATAATGTTTGAAACAATCTACGAACAACTACAAACAAGTTGCGATTGCATCAGACAATCTGATAAAAACGATGATTCGTTTAAAAAGAATGTCATGCAATTGGTCGATTTAATCAGTTCTATAACGTGTTGGAAAAACAGTTCATGCGAGACTTTCCTCTCTAGTGATAGAGAGGAGGTCTTCGATGTGGATTTCATCCGTTCTTGTCATTGCGATGGTGGATTGATGATTACCAATCTTTACTATAAAGAAATCAAATCTGAAACAATCCAAATTATTCTACAAATACGAGATGGAATCCATTTTGAAGAGATAGAGCTTGCAGACGAGGATTTCTCGTTCAATGCGTACGAAAATAAGCTATATATCGACTTACCGCCTTATGGTATCAACGATATTTGTAGTTGTAAGAAACTGCATAAAATCATTGTTCGTTACACGGCAGGATATGAACTTTTACCTCAGTGTCTTGTTCCAGTGTTCTGTGATTACCTGCAACATCTCATTGCATACAACCAATGTGATTGTAACTGTGATACTTGCGAGGATGAAACAGAAAATAAAGCACCAGTTGAACCTGATACGATAGAAGAATATATCCAACGAACATTGTTGATTGCATACCAAAGACAATTGGAAACAATTTCCCTTTGTGGAAGAAGTTATAGATTTTTAGGGATGGTTGTATGATTGTTAAGTTTTTAGGCGAAAAAGGCGAACGAAAAAAAACTGGATGTCCAGTTTGTGGTACAAGAATTCGAGTTTCCAACACTATTTCATATACAAAAAGAATGATTCTTCCAAGTGGCAGAGTTATGGTATTCGTTTTAAATAGAGAATACGAAGTCAACGAAAAGGAAGGACAATTCTTATTAGATTACCATTACACGTACAACAATGAGGAGATACATCCTTTTGTCAAACGAGACTAATTTGCTTAAGGCTTGCATCGATGCAGTTCAAGGACAGTTCGATGATCTAGCCGAACAGTTCAAAGAGACTATGGGAAATGAAATCCATAGCAAAGAGGGAACGTTAAAAAGTTGTATGTGTAAAGAAAAGATATCCGATACAAGGTATTTCGTTGGTATAGATGGAGATGAACTAAAAAGAAAATCAAAAAATCATACCGATTATTCCAATGCGTATTGGAAAGGAAGAAAAGAAGTACGTCCAAAAAGAAAAAAAGCCCTGCATTGGGTGGAAGATGAAAAGGATGTATTTGCAAAAAAGGCAAAAGCAACGAGTGGAGACCCATTCGTAGAAAGGGCAATAGCAAAATTCAAATAAAGGAGAAAAGTATGGCTATCAAAAAAACAACTAAGAAAACCGATGTTAACGCTTTTATCCAGCGTAAGTTGTCCGTTTTGAATGCACATGGTGGTTACAAAGCAGAAAAAGCCATGACACGTGTTATTGCAAAGAATAAAGGAGGACAAGCCTAATGTCAAAGTGTAACATCAATCGAATCGTAGCAAACAAAGTTGGTTATAACAAGCTAGATAAAACGACTGCAGAAGTTACCTTTAACTTAAGCCGTGATATTGATTCTTGTGTAAAAATCAATACAAAAAACTATGTTGAATATGTAGGTTCTACTGCACCAGTTTATTCACGTTTGGCTGTTCCTCAGGACATGATTAACGTTTGTGAATCCTTTGGATGCAAAAACTCAGGAACATTGATGATTAGCACAAACAATACTGGTTCAGATTCTAACTACACACATACGGCTAGTGCAACATTCGCAAAATCAACAAACGCTATCTTATTTTCTGCAGGTGTTATGTTCATGTATATCGACTTCCCAGTCGCAGGAAATTATGCATTAGCTGTAACTATCGCAGATATCAAAGACAGTACAATGACAAATGCCGATGTTTATAAACAGACTGTATCTGTTAAACATGAGGGTTATCAACCAATTACTGTTGACTTAGCAAAAGCTCCTGAAGAAACAGAGGGAGAGGGATGGACTGCAACTACTCAGGGTATCCGTGTAAAAGTTGAAGTTTCTTCAACAAGTGCAGAAGAAACAGGATATATGGTAGGTATGTCTTCAATCTCATTCTTTGAAGATATTGACGATTTAGCAAATAACGAAGTTATCAAACTTGGATGCTTAACAGGTATCGAGGGAGATGACACGATCGATGCATTAGAGGAAATGTGTTTAGGGGCTAAATACGACACTTCAACAACGACTGTTGAACGTACAATCACTGCTTCTACATGGACACCAAACGTTCTTATGCTAAACCCATTGATGCAGAGAACAGAAAAAACGGAAGGTTACTACATCGCAACAATTGAAGCGACAGTTAACACTTCTACAGACCACGAGGGATATGGAGAAGTACAACTTGCTGATGCATACATTGAAAAATGTGGTTTCACTTATGCTTCTTTAGCCGATGCTTGCAATGTAAACGATGCAATCTTAACTCGCATTGAACACCCTAATTTGATGAATTTGGATGAAAGACAGTTCCAAGTTGTGAACTCAAAACTAAATCCAAATGTAGATTTCGAGGGTTCGTATCTATATTTCAATAAAGAATTAGTAGGTAAGACAGTAATTATCTCTTATCCTCGTGCTTCTGAAGTTGAATCATTCGTAGCAACAGAAAACGGAATCAACGAAAGACGAGTTCAGATGTCTTACTCAAAAGTTCAGTCTGATGGTGTATTTGAAGTACATGAATATCCAAACGTATTGATTACTTCATTCCCACAGACAATCAATAACAGTGATAGCGAATTCTCATTCACAGTCAGTGTACAACGTGATGTGGATGGAAGTTTCTTCCATGTTATGAAACACAATCGTGCAGGCGAATACCTGTAAACCAATACAAACTAAGGAGGCAATATAATGGACAAATTTACAATCAATGATTGGTTAGATATTAATAAAAGTCTTGAAAAAGCGAGAGAGGATGATACACCTCATGCCGTTTTAAATAACGGCAATCTCGCAGTCGTAGGCGATGCAAATAAAACGGAAGTCAAAAAGGTTGATTACCAAATTAAGTTTCGATTTGAAGAAGGAGAACTTCAAGCGTACCCAAAAAACGCTAAAAAAGTAGGTAAATACATCATGTTTACCATCGATTTTGAAGATATTCACATCAATCCTAGAAAAGATATGTTACTTGTAGAATCGGCTTTAGGCATTTATCCGATTATCACGGCTCTAACAAATGTTGTAGACACTCGTAATAGTCAGATTGAAGAAATGCTTAAACAAGCAGGTGCAGAGTATACAAAGGATGATGATGGGCAGATTACTCTTTCTCAACCAAATAAACAGTTAGAAGATGAAATTGAAGTCATGAAAACGCAGGCAAACATTGAAATAATTCATGTTTACAATCAGGCAGGAGAACAAGGTCAACAAGCTATATATGATTTCGTAAAAACATTACTGAATATCGATGATGTTTTAGCAGACCATATGCTACCTGGTTCTGTGTTAAATGCGTTATACGCAACAATCGTTAACAACCCTGAAATCTTCAACGAAACAGAAACAGTTTTTGGATATTAACAGAAAAGGAGAGTGGTAATCAAACCGATAACCGAAAAACCTACGATGCAGACTTGAATATCTACTCTTTTATGGCTCATTATGTTGCCAAAATATTGAAAATTCGCCCCAATGATATTCTTGATCGTTGGGGTGTTTCTGAATTATTAGTTGCATACGGAATATATCGAAACGAGGCACAAGAAAAAGCATACTCAGAAATTGAGAGCTATAACCGAACGGCTAAAAAGAAAATACCAAGGGTCAATAGGTATGCCGTGAAATTCTATTCTAGAAAAGAATTGGAGGAAGAAAATGTCTCAACCTAGAGTCGGTGCAGAACTGATATTAGATACGAAAACTGCTCAGCAACAGATAAAAGCTCTAAACAAACAAAAAGTACAGGTTGACCTCCAAGCCAAGAATCTAACAAAAGTTAAGTCGGATATCACAAAACTTGATTCTCAGTTAAAGGAATTAAACAATCGAAAGATTACCTTGGAATCCGATGCACAGTCTTTTCAAAGAATCAAAAGTCAGATTGAAGAAATTGATCGTGCTTTAGCGAATATCCGTAACCAAAAGGCTCAGATACGTTATTCAGATATTTTATCAGACGATGTAAAAAACACTTGGGTATCTCAATTAACGAAACAATCATCTTTATTGCAAGGACAGAAAGCAGTTCTTACGCAAGATAAACGAGAGCTTCAGGATGTTTACAACGAATACAAAAAAATCAGTAAGCAAATCGATTCTTTAAATAAAAAGAAACTCGATTTACAAGCCGATTTTGGCGATGCAGATAAAATCCAAAAGGAACTGGATGAATTAACAAGGAAGTCTGCACAACTTGAAAGCGATAGGATAGACCTTGAGTTAAGGCTAGAAGATTATCAGCAAGTCATGTCGCAATTGAATAACATTGCGAGTGTAGCACAAAGAATTCAAAAGTTTGGAAACAGTATGAGTAAGATTGGTAGTTCCATGACCAATCTAGCAAGCAACTTTTCCAATAATCCATTAGGTAGTCTAGGACATTTCTTAGTTCAAGGTGTTGGATATAGTGCCTTGTATCGCATGACTAGTGGATTTATGAATGCGATTGAAACATCGTTCTCAGGTGCTATTAATCGTATGGACACGATTGCCAACTCAAGACGAACATTTGAAGCTATGAACTTTGACACAAGCGTAGTCGATGCTTCATTAGATGACTTGGAAAAACGTATTTTAGGACTTCCTACAACGTTGAACGATGCCATGCAGTCAGTTACCATGATTAGTTCAATCACTGGTGATTTGCCTGAAGCAGTACGTATCTTTGATGCATTGAATAACTCAGTTATTGCCTTTGGAGGTTCGCAAGAACAAGCTAATAGAGCGATTACACAGTTCTCACAAGCAATGGGTACTGGTAAATTAGATGCTCGTACTTACTTGTCATTGACCGATGCAGGTATGTCTCCTGCGCTAGCTCAGGTAGCCGAAATGCTAGGTTACTCATCTGAAAACATGGGTGCATTTAAAACGGCACTTGGTGAGGGTGAAATCTCAATCGAACAGTTTACGGATGCATTGATTGAGTTAAACGAAAATGGCAATGCTACGATGCGTGCCTTAAATGAATTAGCTAAGGAAAACGCACTAAAAAGTATCGGTTCATCTTTGACAGTTGCACAGACACAGATTGAAAAAGGATGGGCTTCAATCATTCAGTCTATCAACGATACTGTGGAATCTTTAGGGTATGGAAGTATTCCTGAGAATATCGCTAAATTTGGTAATTTCATGCGTGATTCCATGTATGGAGTTTCTAATTTTATCAACGAAAATCGAGAGCCGATCGGTGAATTCTTAGACTTTATCATAGATAAATTCAATGCAGTTCAAAACGAATTGTCAAAATTTGATTTTGGTGATTTCACAGACGGATTGAAAGACTTTAAACCAGTTCTTGAGGGTGTCGTGGACTTAGTAAAAGAAGTCTATGATGCATTCAAAGGATTCGCTAGTTTTGTTGGTGGTGGCGATATATCACGTGGTTTAGGAAGATTAGCAGGTGGATATATCACGTTAGCCTATGGATTAAGAGTTTTAGGTGGAGTTCTTTCCTTTGGTGGTGGAACAATTAGCAAAGTAGCTCAACTAGCAGAATGGTTTGGTTCTAAAGGTAAATTCGCAAACTTTACTAAGAAAAGTTCTTCACTGTTCTCTATTTTCCAAAATAGTAATAAAAACAAATCCGTTACAGATTCTCTAGGTAAAGCAACTACTACTTTTGATAAAGGTGCATTCTATACAAAACTAGGAAATCAGGCTCAACTTGCATTGATGGCAGGAAACATGATGTTGTATGTCGAAGCTATCAATCAATTGAATAATAAGATTCCTGATGATTTGAGCAAGTTGATTCCTAAACTTGCTACTCTAGGAGCAACGATGGGTGCAATGATTGGTGTTACTAAAATCATGAGCAATATGTCAAAGACAGTTGATTTCAAAACACAATTGACTGGAATTGTTTCTTTGATAGGTGCAGGAGGAGCTTTATATGTGCTTGCAGAAGCCATTGGAGAAGTGAATAAGAAAGTGCCTGATGATATAGGAAACTTTGCATCCAAAATGGCAAATATGGCAATCGCTATAGGTGGTATAGGGATTGTAGTAGGTGCATTAGGTGGCTTGGCTAGTTTGGGCAATGGACTTGGTGGGATCATCATGGTTCTTGGTGGAATATTCACCTTAGGATTAGCAGGTATTCTTTATGCCGTTAGTCAATCTATTTCTGCAATGGCAGACAGTGTCATGGATATAGGTACTGCTCTTGAAAAGTTTGGAAATATAGAAATCGATTCCAAAGGTGTATCGAAGAACATGAAAACAGTTACCGATGCACTCGATGATTTAACTGGTTGGTCAGGTGGGTTCTTTGGAGCGATTGGAAAGTTGGCAACACAAAAAATTGATGAAGGTAACATTGCACAAGCAAGTTCTAACTTGAATCAGTTACTGGATGTTGTAAAAGCACTTGAGGGAATTCAAGAAGTTGGAACATTGGATGGAGATTCAATCGAAAAGAACCTGAAAGCCGTTAAGGAAATCTTGCAGGCTTTACAGTCAGTCATGCCTTTACCAACAGTCAATATTGAAAACATGAATACGAACAATGTAACTTCCATTGCCGAAAATATAGATGCTTTATCACAGTTAACAGATAAACTCAGTGCATTTGGATCAAAAGAAATTCCTGATATCGATGTTGAAAAACTTACAACCACGATTACAAAAGTATCTACTGTCTTAGAACAGTTGAAAGATGTTCAATTCCCTGATGTTCGATTAGGAACTTCTTTAACATCTGAGAATGCCGAAAACATAATCGGTGTCTTAGACAACTTGTTACAGATTTTTCCTAAAGTCAATGAGCTTATTAAGGTAGCAACTGAAAATCCAATCAATGTAGAAGATTTTGGCAGTGCTATCAAGAGCATTTCTGATTTGTTAGGTAAAATCAATGAAGATTTAATGCCAAGTGGTGAAACACGTGTTGGCTACAATATGGAAAACTTCATGAGTGCAGATACAATTCAGAATGTTATCGATGCACTGAATGGCATGATTAATTTGGTTACAACTTGTAAATCTTTGATGGATACGTTCTCAAATATGGATGTCGACTTCAAAACATTGAGAATGAACATTAATTCGATGTTAACTGCATTAGGTGGAACAGTCAGTGGATATGGAGCAGTTGAAATCGACACAGAAAAACTAGCTCAGTTGGAAGAAGTTGTAGATACGTTTAGCACAATCGTGAGCAAAATGCAATCTATCGGTCAAGCTCAAATCAATTTTGAAACCATAAACAGTATCATTTCACAGATTGGTACAGTCATTACAAATCTTGCTAATCTATCCAGTGTAGAAAATGCACAGAATGTTACTGCTCAGATCGATACTTTGATAGCTAAATTCCAAGAATTATTAACGAGATTGCAGGGCATGGATGAACAGTTCTTAACTGTTGGAACAACTTGGGGAAATTCCTTGTATACAGGATTTGAAGAAGCCGATGTAACAGGACAATGTGTAGCTTATATCGATGCCATGATTGCTGAGTTAGGCAAGAAAGACTTCACACCAGTTGGTACACAGTACGGAAATCAAATTGTCAGTGGATTTAGAATGGCAGTAGCAAGTCTTCCTAATGCCATGTCGACTGCGATTTCAGGTTTAAATGCGTACGCTTCAAGGTTCTCAAGTGCAGGTGCAAATTTAGGGAATTCCTTTGCAAATGCATTCAACAATGCAGTATCGAACTTGGAAACACCAAACATCAATGTAGAACGTGATTCACGAGGTGGAGAAGTTCCAACTGGATATTATGCAAAAGGTGGATTTGCGAGAAGAGGAACAGATACTATTCCTGCTATGTTGACACCTGGAGAGTTCGTGGTGCGAAGAAATGCAGTAAAAGGTATTGGAGTGTCCTTCTTGAAAAAAATCAATGATATGGACTTTAAAGGTGCTTTTAAAGGCTTGATGTCATCGCAAGGAAATAATTCGATGCAAGCGACTTACAACCACATTGTGAACAATACTTCTAACTACAACTACGGAGATAGAAGTATCACGATCAATGGTGGCAACGAACGCAAGCAACGATTAAAAGCAAATAGATTTATGAAAGGATTGGCATATTAAAATGTTTGGAAACTGTGAAAACTTTAACCCTGTAAGACAATATGTTCAATTCAATGATTTGGTCTTTGATTCTACGGATGTGATTAGTGAAGCGAGTTATAAACAAAGCACAAAGACCGAAACAGAAGAGTATTCCTATGGTCATGGTAGCTATGTAAATTTCAAGTCCTCCCAACAGTTTTTAACTGAGGGAGACTTGAGCATGACCATTAACATTGACTATCGAAAATATAGAAGAGAAGAGAGGAAATACCTCAAAGATTTTATCAAGCTAAATTTGATTAAAGCTGGTCGCATATGGGCAATTGAAGATAACAAGATTCTATGGGCATATGCCTATGTAACGGACTTCTCAGACGATTACTACAAGTTCAAAGGGCATATATCCTTTGATATAGAGTTGAAGCTCTATGAGGGAGTATGGCACATTGCAGACCCTAGAAGAACGTATCTGATTCCATACAGTACGTGTAACTTCCTAGAGTGCTATGACTTTAGAGATGATACAAACTGTGGCGATTGTTGTGTGAACTGCGTAAAGCCAATGGAAGAAGATTGTGCATCTTGTATGTGCCATTGCGATGATTTGGTAAAAGAAAATTCTTTATGTGTAGTCGGTCGAAATATCTTAGATGAATTCATGCGTTGTGGAAAATCATTCTTGCTTGTATATGACTGCAAGCGTTCAGAAGAATTCTTTGGCGAGGATTCATACGGAAAGAAAATCTATAAAGCCGATGTATGTAAATCAACGATAGCAGGACAGTTCTATTCAGGAACTATCTTAGACACAACGAATATTGATATTCGTATCGAGGGTAAATTTCAAAACCCTGAAATCAGTATTAACGGAAATCGCATCCGTTTGATAGGTGATTATGACGGAACAATCACGATAGATAGAAGTGGCTCAGTCATGTATTCAAAAGGCGATTGTTGTCCATTTGAAGAAGTGGATTTGAACAATGTAGAAATATTGGATGATTTCCTATTCACTGTAAAACATGGCATGAATAACGCAATCGTAAAGAATTCATGTTGTGAAATGGCGAGCATTTATATCTATGCAGATGAAATAACGTACTAGAAAGGAATGTGTATGGCAGAAGAATATTGTTCACCTTGTATAAAACTACAAGAAGAAAGTGCAGAATTCTATGAAAATGGTGTAACCGATGCAGTCTGCAATTCATTAGGTGATAACACTGGATTCAATCCTGAAAGTGGAAATAACACTTGCGATGATCTAAAGACTGCAAACGACTGTTTGATATTAGGAAATATCGAAGAGTTACCTGCATATGATGTCTGCAAATGGAAAGAGTTCATGGAACAGTTTTTACCCAATCAGTACAACATGAACGAAGCTATCATTTGTGCTATCTGTGGACTTTGGAATAGTTTGCAGAATATGTTGCTTATGAATTTGGCTATCAATGCAAAATATGAGATTCGACAAGAGACAAGAGGGTTATCTGTTTCTGTCGCTCGTAACGGAGATTGGGTATTCAGATATTCTGATTGGAATAATCTTGAACAAACTGAAAAAGTAGGAGATGGAGTTGTTACTGGAAAAGCCGATTTCTGTATGTCGGTTGGCGAAAATAAACAAATTTCATGGCATATACGTAGTGTAACTGTCAGTACGTTCACATATACGGCAACAAGTGTTGTTCCTGCATCTAGACCAAGTATTACAATTCGTGTTCCAAATTCTAGTGGAGAGGTCATCTATCAACGAGAAAGTGTACAAGGAAATATCTCAGAAGCTATCAATCGTACAGTGGACTTGAATTTATCAGGAACATTGGGAACAGGTCAGAGTACAGATTGGATTCAGTTCTTATCTATATACAATGACTGGGTAGTGGATGATGAAACAAACTTATACGTTCAATTCCAAAACAATAACGTGGATAATGTTCCAACGTGCTAGGAGGTAGCTTATGGCAGTTGTAGATAAAGATATATGTAAGGCTTGCGAGGACTTACAAGCCTATGCACCTGAATTTGTTATAAAAGGTGTAACAGATACGATGTGTGCAAATCTAGAAGCCAATCAAGGATTGATGAACAAAGGCAGAAAGAATTGCACAGATATTCATAACGCTATTGATTGTTTGATTGGTGGAATGGCAGAAAAAGCACAAGCCTATGATCCTTGCAAACCAAATCAACCAATTGAAGATTTAGCAAAAAACGTTATGCACGTAATGGATATGTTGGCTTGTTCAGATTGTGGACAGTGGGAACAAATCGAATTGATTTGGGAAGAAATTCAAAAGATATGGGATGCTATTCACGCTTTGGAAGATGCTTTAGGCGATGCAAACGGAAACATCAGTAAGATTCAGAACGCTTTGATTAAACTTCTTACAAACATGAGAAACGCAGGATATTGGGAAGCATCAGGAGATATCTTAGACGGAAATGTGAAGTCAGGAGTTGGAGTAGCTTATGGAACGATGAATCACTTTGGTGGTACTGCCGATGGAAACTCATATATCCGTACAAATACAGGACAAACAGAAAACGATACTGTTGGAGGTATCTAATGGCATGGAACACATTTTGGGGTGCATATGATAATACAGGTCCATTTTCAAATGTTGTGCTAGGTGGAGACCCTAGTGCAACTGGACCATTTGGCATTCCTTTAACAGATGCTCATAATGCAGGATTTGGACAAGGAATTGAGTTTACGGATAATGGGAACTATGGAGTTACGTTTAAATTGAATTTAGTTGGATATGCAGTAAATGATTCGCAACAGTATGTTCCAAACTTACACTATATTCCTTTTGGTGGAACATACGATTATATACTGATTGTTTCAACTTCAAACGATAATCAGGATTCTTGGAATCAGATTTTCAACGCTAAGATTTTTTCTCATCCTGGAGGGGCAAACCTATGCTACGGAGCAAATTGGCACGTAATCGCACAGTCTAGTCAATGGTCAGGATTTTTTCAATTACCAACCGATACAACACACGTAAAGATTGAGCTACGAGGTGAGGATGCAACTTTACCACATGAAAATATATATTCCATTCAACAGATTATTCCTGAATTTAAGCCTTGGGCAATTCGTAAAGCAAAACAATGGAATTCTTTAAATAGACCAAGTGGATTCTTCCATATTCGTAAATCAGGACAATGGGAAGATAAATCAATCATGAGTGGCAGTGAAACAGGACAAGTCAATCAAGGAACATCGAGGATAAGAAAAAATAACAACTGGGTTGGACAAGGAAAGGTAGGTAACTAATGATACCTTATTTTGAAATCCTAGAATTTGGCAATGTAAAGAAACGTTTTCAACTATCCTTGTCAAATATATCTATGTCTAATGAAATGATGTCTACACCTACGATAGACATTGATGGAGTAGCCGAATTACTTCCTTATTTGAGAGGGAGAAAAGAAATTCGTATTTATACAGAAAATGCCATCTTCTATTCCAATACACAGTCTGTAAACGTGAACACAAATACTGGTGTATTAAGTATTTCTTGTTCTCATGTCATCAAGGAATGGGAATACAGACAAGTGCCTACAAACTATGCCACGAAAGATAAGACGATACCTCAAATCTATGAAGATGACGAGATGAAATATTCAAATGAATGGATTATGAGCTTTGATGAAAAAGCATCTCAAGAAGTTATTGACTATGTGTATTCAAGGCAAGATAAACTCAGCGCTTTAACAAGAACGTGTGAATTGACACCTGATTTATTTTGGCGAGTTCCTTTAACAAAGGATAAACAAATTGAAGTAGGTGTTTTTGGAGAGAAGAAAAATTACACTGTTTCTTTAAGACCAAGTGGAAAAACCAATATCCATATCTTAGAAGAACCTGAAATCAACGAGGATTGGTCGAACGTTATCAACTTGGCAACAGTGTATGCGAATAAATCAGACAGTGGAATGTCCTCGTTATCTTTGAGAGAGGTATATAACGATACATCCTTACAAGACCATAACTTTCCAGTTGTGATCATTCGTAACAATATCAATAACGAACGTGATTACAACTATATCGATTATCCAAAACTAGCACCAAACAACCAATTGGAATATGCAGTTATTGATACAGAATCCGTTGCAATGGAAAGTGGATTGTTTATTGAGGGAACGTTTGCTTTTGACGATTTAAACCCTTTCTCATTGGAAGAAGATGTAGAAGATGGGGAAGAACCAGTAGGAAGTGGAAATTGGTCTCCTCAAGCTTTTATAGATGAGTATAATGGACAATCTATTGATATGGATGGAGTTCCACCTGAACAACCTTATCAATGCGTTGATACATTCAAAAAGTGCCTTGAAATCATTGGTTATCCAAATCCATCTAGAGCCATTGGTGGAGATGGATATGCATGGAATATTTGGTTTAATAGACAATCCCTAGGATATGATGCGTATTTTGATTATCCAAGTACACCTCAGTTTGGAGATTGGGCAATCTTTAATAAAGCTGGAGATACACCTTATTCTCACGTAGCTATGTTTGTTTCTGATAACGGCAATGGTACTGCTCAATTCTTTGGGCAGAATCAACCTCAACCATATTGCACAGTTACTTCTATATCGACTGCAAATATCTTAGGTTGGTTGCGTGTAAAGCCTGAGTTTTGGCAAGGAACATACAATCCTGAATCAGGTAATGGTGTTAAGAACATTACCGATGAGGACAGAATCAAATGTGCCAAAGCAGTGTACGATGCTACGATCAAAAAGCTAATCTATGCTCGTAGAAAATATCAAATCACTGTTCAGACCGAAGAATTACCTAGTGATATCAATGTAGGAGATAAGATTCGTTTTATTTACGATATGAAGAAATTCCATATCGAGGAATGCTCAAACTATATGCGTAAGCTCATAGAAGAAAATGATTGGTATTACATCGTAAAAATGGAACGAAACATCAATGCCGATGGAACAACCACTGGAGAACTTACCCTTGAGAAGTTCTTACGAGTTGATAGAGAGGGGAAACAAGAATCATGATGGATGAATATAGCAGAGCCATAAATATCCTTGCAGAGAACGTATACGAGCTTAAACAGAAGCAACGATACAGTTCTGTACAACGTAGAAATCAAAGTGTAGATATGTACGGATATGAATTGACTGGTCATGGTTCTGCAAGCAATCCAGCCACGCTTGGTATCAGTGTTTCCCAAGACTTGATTTATTACAACCGATACGAGTTTCAAATCGTTATCGAAAATGCAAGTGCAACTTCTTTTCAGATTCTGATTGATGGAATCGATTTAACACCTTATTTCCAATCTCAGTTTAATGGAGCTTGGATTACTGGAAATGGTGTTTATCCAAACAAAGGAACTGCACATTATGATGTACTTCTTGCAACTGGATATATGAACGAAGCCGAAAGAAACCAAATTTTAGAACCTGGTTATAAAGAAGTGCAAGTGGTAGGCAATGGAGATTTTGATGTGAAGATTATCAACTATATGAAGTATTCACATTGCAATCGATAGTTTGCGAAAACTCACTATTTTAAAATCCATTATATAATTTTATTGTAGGAAAAACGCATATGAACAGACTTGAAAAAATGGAACTTCACTTGAAAAATCATCCTAACGATTATCAAACTGCAATCGCTTTTTTGAAGTATCGTAGCAAGGAATTTGACAAGGAAAGAAAACATAAACAAGACCAAATGCGAAAAGATATAGCCATGTATAAAAGGAGGCTTAAAAGTGCAGAATAAACACTCTAGCGACAGTATAGCCGAAGATTTGATACGTGCTTTCACACAAGTAGGAAATACCGAATTACATACGAAAACACTACTAGAAAAGCGTGTATCTGAAATAGAAAATGGCATGATTGAGGATGAACAAATTTCTGATCAAATGGAAATCATCAATGAGCTTAAAGAAGATTTAGAAGCACAAGCTCAGACACGTAGAGAACTCATGCTTTATTTGTACAGGCTTTATGGAGAAAAAGGCAATAAGGAATATTGGTGTGTGATAAAACACTTGTCATACGCTATGTACACAACCTTTGAAGCATATCAGGCAAGCGATAAAGACGAAGAATTATTTTCTTTGTATTTGCAGATTAACAAAATGTTCATCAAGGCATTATCGCAATTCCTAGGTGTAATAATCACGGAATGCAGTGCTTGTTTTGGCGATATCCTTAAAGCCGAAATGAAAGGAGACGAACAATGAGTCTAAATCCACGAGTATGTAAAAAAAGCTATAAAGTACACATACCTATGATGGGTGAAGCGTGTGAATTTTGGCTTATCAGAGTAACAGACAAAGAATCCATCAAAGACCCTGATAAAAACCATGCGTACTTAACGGACAGTGGCGATTTTTATGTATTCGATGGAGCAGAACTTAGGCTTGTTGGTTTTGAGCATATATATACAACAGAGCAAGATATTGATGAGTTTGTACCGAATTACGCAACAGGTGGTGGAGATGACCCAAGTGTTGCTACAAACGATTACAACGATTTATTGAACAAACCATCTATCAATGATGTTGTACTCCAAGGGAATAAGACAACTGATGATTTAAATATCTATGAGACTATAGATAATTCAGATGTCGACAGTATGTTTGAAGATTAAAAGGAGATTATTTTATGGCAGACAAATTAGTAGCAAAAACCCAGTTACAGTATTTTAAAACAAAATTAGATACTGCAAATGATGAAAAGTATGTAGCTAAAGAATCAGGTAAAGGACTTTCAACAAATGATTACACAACACCTGAAAAAACAAAATTAGCAGGAATTCAAGAAGGTGCTAATAAAACCGTTGTTGATGAATCCTTGAATAAAGAATCAACTAACCCTGTTCAAAACAAAGTAATTGCCACTAAATTGGAAGAAATTACTTCCCAAGGTGGAGAACCAAACACAATTGAGACAATCAAGGTTAACGGATCACCTTTATCGCCTGATGGTTCAAAAGCAGTTGATATTAGTGTTCCAACAAAAGTATCTCAGTTAACAAATGACAGTGGATATCAGACTGCAGAAAATGTAGAACAAACTTTAACTTCTAAAAACTATGCAACAAAATCAGATATCTCATCTGTTTATAAATATAAAGGTTCTGTATCAACATACGCAGAATTGCCACAATCAGAACAGCAAGTAGGCGATGTATATAATGTCGAAACTGCAGATGCATCTCATCAAATTAAAGCAGGAGACAATGTTGCATGGAATGGTGAAGATTGGGATGTTTTATCAGGAACAGTTGACTTATCAAATTATTACGATATGACAAATTATCCATTATGTCAGAACGCAGATATTGATGAAATGTTCGCTTAGTAAAGGAGGGATAAAATGCCTACTACAAACGATAATTCAATTGTTACAAAGGGCATATTACGTTATTTCTATGGAAAACTAGATAACAACGTGAATACGTTACTTAGTTTAAAAGTAGATAAAGAAGACGGAAAAGGTTTATCCACAAATGACTTTACTAATGCTTATAAAAACAAACTAGATGGTCTATCTAATTACTCCCTGCCTATTGCCAATGGCAGTAAGCTAGGGGGTATTAAGACTGGATATGCTTCAACAGGTAAAACATATGGTGTACAAGTTGATGCAGACGGAGATGCTTATGTAAACGTTCCTTGGACAGATACAAACACGACATATAACGTTGTATCTAAGACTGCGAATGGACTTGCACCTATGTTGCCTACTGAAAACGCAGACAAGAAGTTTTTGAATGGTCAAGGACAATGGATTATTCCTGAAACAGGAAGTGATATCAACCCTGACGATTATGTCAAAAAATCAGGGGATACTATGACGGGTGATCTTAATATGGAAGCAGGTATAAATTTTGGATCACAGAAAGGTATGTCTAAAGACCAAAGCAACAGATTGATAATCGGAGATACAGAGCATCATACTTTAATCCAGTCTTCTTCAAAAGTAGGTGTTTACAATGGTAAATCGGGTGCAGAAAGTATTGTCGATACAGGTGATATCGTTGATAACCTTAGTTCAACTGAAACAAAAAAACCATTGAGTGCAAATCAAGGTAAGGTATTAAATGATAAAATTATCAATTCAACCAATCGTTTTGGTGGAATCACGCAATTTGCTTATGTATCAAAAGTTTTACAAATACCATCAGCCGAATCCGTGGTACAAGCGTACACGCTCGCCGAATTAAAAGAATTGCTACAAATTACATATGATGTACCTAATTTTAACAATCGAATTACAGCGACTGTTATCAATGGTGCTAAAAACACAAATAAAGGAAATATCATTGCGTGTAATTATGAGGAAATCAATCAATTAATGATTATTAAAACAGAAAGCGCAGATGTTGGAGCAATGCGATGCAATTTTTTGATCGCATATTCTGGCAGTATCGTGGGGTGATATGAATGAAAATTTTTGTAAAATTTGAAGAAGAAACTGGAAAAATTATTTCCACAGACAGTATCAAACTATCAACCAATACAGAGATTGAAGTGAATGAAGATTTTGACGAAATGAAAATTTTCAACTACAAATATGTAGATGGTGAACTTGTTGAACTGACACCCGAAGAAAAAGAAGAATTTTATTGCGAAAATCTTCCAAGATACTTTCAGAAAGTAGAGGCATAAGGTATGGAAACATTAGATTGTCTTGTTAAATGTGAGGAAACGGAATACGAGGGGAAACTAGACCCTACGCAAGACCCTCCTGCATTTGTAACAGAAGAAGAACCAACTGAACCTTAAACTAAAGAATAGAGAGGCGAAAGACAATGGAATTCTTAAATCAGATTATGCCAAGTCTAGTAGACTTCATTGCAGTTGTTGTTGGATGTGGCTTGATGTATGCAGGGCAGTATGTCAAAAAGCTATATAACCAGTATGTAGACAACGAAACCAAAAAAGATGTTGTCAATACAACTGTTCAGTATGTCGAACAAGTCTATCAAGATATTCATGGCGAGGAGAAATTAGAAAAGGCATTGGAAAGGGCAAGCAAACTTTTACAAGAGAAAGGAATAACCATTTCCAATACCGAACTTGAGACATTGATTGAGAGTGCAGTATGTGGTTTTAACGATGGTTTCAATAAAGCCTAATGAATGGAGCACAACTATTTGACTTATCGCAAACGATAACACAACTTGTTGCATTAAGTTGTATTCTTAGTGCATTTAGTGTTTGTTACAACTTCTATCAAACAATGAAGAAACCGAAAAACGATATAAACATTCGTATCGAAAGGTTAGAGAAAGAAGTGGAAAAAATAAACAAGTTCTTAACGCAGGATGATAAATCCTTGGAAGAACAAGCCGAAATCAATTCACTGTTCTTAAAATCCTTACACGCTTTATTAACGCATGACCTTGACGGAAACAACACAAAAGAGATCAAGGAATGCCAAGAAGAGATTCAAAATCGATTATTCAATGAAGCAGGTAAGATACGTTAACACGAGTTAACACAAATTAAAAATAAATAGGCAAAACAAAAGGGCAACTTTTTTAAGTTTGCCCTTTTTTTCGTGCAAGAAAGGAGATTTTATGCAACCGAATAAAACATATGTCGCTAGTGATGGATATGAATATTTCATGTGTCCTATGACCGAGTTTAAAATTACGCAGGTAGAAAATGTTGGAACTCATTTAGGTACAAAAGCAGTTGACTTTGCTAGTGGTACTGCTGGTTATAGAGCACCTTATTATGCACCTGCCACTGTTAAATGTATTAAGACCATTCCAAGCTACGGAGAAGCCACTTGGCAGACTGTTAACAAGGTACATTGCCCTAATGGATACTTCGGTATAGTTACCTTTGAAACAGTCCATGACAACACCTTTAATGCGTATGTAGGCATGGTGATTAAACAAGGTCAACAGTTAGGGAACATGGGTGATGCAGGTAGAGCAAGTGGTGTTCATTTGCATATCGAATTCACACAGTCTGCGAATGGTAATATGGCATATAATTCCTATGGCATATATACTTTTACTGCTACTGAAAGTTACGTTGACGATACATTCTATGTAGATGACACGAACGTTATCACCCCTATGGCAGGGAATTGGAGAAAATGCAATGCAGGTAGTGGTAGTACAACAAGTGGCTATGACCCTAGCCAACTCATTCAAGAAGATGGTATTGCACATTTTACAAACGATACACCTATTATTTGTCATAGAGATAGTCCAACTGGTCCGAAGTTTGGTAGCTATGTAAAAGGTGAAACACAACGTTATACAGAAAAATGGGTAGGAAATGGACATAGATATATTTCATGGTTATATGAGAATGACCCTAGTATTCGTTGTTTTGTCGCCGTTAGTGGAAGTGAAGTACAAGGTGAAGACCCTTGGGCAACATTTACTGCACCTGAGGAAGAAAATAAACCTAGTGAACCTGAAACACCAAGTGAACCTACAAAAGAATTTCCTGATAGTGTTAAGATGAAAGGAATCGATTTGTCTGAACACAACAACGGAAACATCGACTTTTCACAATACGATTTTGTTATCTTGCGTGCGAACTGGTGGACGACAGAAGATAAGAAGTTCAAGACATTCGCCGATAAGCTAGATAAATTAGGCATTCCATATGGTGTATACTGCTATGACTATTGTGGTGATGAACAAACTGCACTTGAGCAAGCAGAATGTACATACAATATGATCAAAGATAGAGATATCAAGATGGGTGTATGGATGGATATGGAAGATGCCGATGGTTGGAAACAGAAAAATGGATATTTGAACAAAGAGCATTGCTCAATGGTTTGTAAGGTGTTCTGCGACTTTTTCAAGGAACGTGGATATTTTACAGGTGTATATGCATCTAGTTCATGGTTTGATTCAATGATTGAAGAAAATGGATATCCGAAATGGATCGCCAATTGGGGAACGAATGATGGTACTTGTCAAGGAGATTTTTCTGCCGAAGGTGTCATGCATCAGTATACCTCAACACCAATTGATAAAGATGTTGCATATCACGAAGTTGACTACTTTAAGTCTAATCCAGTTGAACCTGAAAAGCCTGAAGAACCTGATGAACCACAAGAACCTAGTGAACCTGATACCCCAACAGATGAAGATGATGAAAAGTTGGATATTGGGTTGGTAAACATTGTTTTGAACACTTTAAACTCATTCCTGAAATGGGTGACAAAGTTAATTCAAAAAATTGTAAACCTGTTTAAGTAATTTGATGTAAAAACTATTTTGACTGTGTAAATAAAAACTACCTTCAAGAAGAGGGTAGTTTTTTATGCTTTGGATCAAAACAAAAATTCATAAAATTGATTTAAGTATAGTTGACTTTACTAAATACGAGGGGTTATAATATCTATGCAATCCTTAGATTGTAAAATTATACTTTTTATTAAATTCCTATTTTAACCCCTTTCAGAGAAGAGATGCAGAAATGCATCTTTTTTCTTTTGTATAGTTGACTTTTCACATATCTTAGGCTTATAATATATGTGTCTGATTATCCTTTGTGTCAGACGAACTCGGTCTAGCGAAATTTTCCATAGAGAAAAAGCACATGAAAAAATGTGCTTTTTTTCTTTTTATGATAGTTCACTTCGGCAATTTCAGGTGCTAAAATACCTTCGTAATTGTTCTTTGATATGAAAATGTCAACCATGTGAAGAGAGGTGTCAACTTGCATGGAACGTGGCTAAACAAGGCTTATTGCCTGATGAAACGATAGTTTATCAGGAAGAAGTTGGATATGTAGCAATATATATCCTGAATGAGGAAACCTCAAACTTAACCACGTGTGCATACCTTGAAATATGTAAAGGAACTGAACTTGTCGTGTCTGCAATAAAAAGTCGTGGAAACACGTCCTCTCCTACAAGCGATATAGTGGGAGCTATATAAAGCCAATGTAGGAAATACCCAACAAAGACATTGCACGTGATGTGTAGAAATACACTATAAGACAAGTAGCAGGTACAAGTAGCTCAGAGTGCGTAGAGGAACGATTTCTACAGATAACGAAGCTAACAGGAAATTATTAGATCTGAAAGACGAGTGAAAGTTGGGGGTATTATTCCCCTCGTTGGTTCAAAAGGGTAAGAAGCTATAAGGTCGCAACTTATAGCTCAGACTTATTCTCAATGTGTCTGAATATACACGATCAAGTGTTATGTATGGCGAAAGTCAGATGTTTTCATATTAATGGCAATTTATATTCATTTTCTAAGTTTTCAATCTTAAATTTTCTTTGTTTTAAGAGCCTTGAATAGGCTCTTTTATTTTTGCGTAAATGTTTTCGCTTTTCTTTGATTCTACTTCCTATACTCATGGTTTCACCTCCCAATTTCATTATAACTACATTTTACAAATCGCTCAATAAAAAAATTACAAGAAATTTGTAAAAAAGTGTTGACATTACAAGATACTTTGATATTATGTAGTTGTGATTACAAGAAACTTGTAAAAAGAGGAGGTGGGAATTTGACAAGCGATAATTACGTGAAGATTGTTACAAACATTAAAAACATTCTTAACGAAAAAGGGTTAAAACAAGGATTCGTTGCCGAAAAAGCTGGATTCACAGACCAACAATTTAGCAACATTCTTAATTTCCGAAAGCAGTTAAAGGTTGAGCATATCCCTAGAATTGCTTACGGACTAGGCGTTGAACCAAACGAAATTTTTAAGTAGGAGGGGCGAATGAAAGACGAAAATTGGACTGGTCTTGAAGATAAAGAATTGGAAATGTTGTTTCAAACCAACACCAATAACTTTATCGCAAAACAAAGACAGTTTAACAAAGTGAATACCGAGTTCAGTAAGAAAACAACCACTTTGTTAAAGCAACTATCTGATGATTACATTCAAACGAGAGAGGAAATTCACAAAATGAATTCCAAAATTGATCGTTTAACAGTATTCCTGATTCTTACGTTATGCCTGTTACTTTGGAGCTTATTCGTATGAGCTATCTAGGGTACAAGGAAATTATGGAACTGTTGAAATGTTCCAAAGGAAAAGCATATGAAGTGATTTTAGAATTAAGAACATTATCAGGATGGAGCGACACATACGAATGTAAGCATCTATCAAGAATCGTGATACCTAAATCCGTATTCTTGAAATATTATCCTAATTTAAAGCAGGCGATTAGGAAAAAAGAAAAAGAGTTATCTGATTAGGCGACCAAACCGACAGATAACTCATGAGGTAAATGGCTCAAAAATAAAGCCATTTCCATTATAGCACATAGAAAACAAAAGGGGGAAATGATGATGACATTACAACAACTTAGGGATATCGAAGATAACAAACACATTGATTCATTTATCGAATCAGACGATTCATTCAACGATTGGGAAAAGAGAAGTAATCCTGAATACATCTCAACCTATTACGAGATGTTAAGCATTCTTTATCAAATCATGGATGAGAACGATGAAATTAAAGCCATCAAATGTGCAGAAGATGAAATGGAAGATTGGATGCAATCAATCAAAGATAGCATGAATTACAACTATTCGTTAGCTAAGATTCATGCGTGCAAGGACTTCCTGAATGGGGAAGATGCGTTTGGTGATAACTATGACTAGGACTACTGCTACTAAGAGTTCTACAAGGACTTCAACAAGAAAATCAACTGCTACTAAAAAATATGAAGCTCTTATGGAACAACAATTTGAAATTCCTGAATTTGGAAATGTCAATTGGGGCAAGTTCGATTATTACAATCATCAACAACGCATCAAGAAAACCAATGAACGTATTTATCAATTCAAGGTGTTTGCTTCCATCTCAATTTCAGTCATTATCGCACTCTTAGTGTTTTCGATATTTGTATTTCTGAGATTTGGATTGGGGGTTGAAATATGAAAGGTAAACCATCTCAGTGTGATTTGCTTCTGCAACATCTAAAAGAACATGGAAGTATAACTGGAGCAGAAGCATTTGAAAAACTAGGTATCTATCGGTTGTCTGCACGTATCGCAGATTTAAGAGCCGAGGGATATGTCATTGAAACACAGTATAAACACAAGAAGAACTCGAAAGGAGAAGATGTACATTATGGAGAGTACATACTTCACTCATGAACTTATACGAAAGCAATAACGAGTTTGAATTCATCAAGCTCAATTCTCGTGAAGAATGGCTAAAAGCAAGAGAAACAAGAATTGGTGGAAGTGAAGCCAGTTCTTTGATTGGTATAAACAAATATCAATCGCTCAGGGATTTATGGAGAAAGAAGAAAAAAGGAATTACTGAGGAAATCGACAACGAAGCAATTCGTTATGGAAATGCATTAGAGCCAATTCTAAGAGAGATGTTCAGAGTAAAGCATCCAACAATGGATGTTCAGTACGAAGAAAACGCAATCCTTTATTCCAAGAAATACGATTATATGTCATATTCGCCTGATGGATTGATTTGGGATGGAGCAAGAGCTGGAATCCTAGAAATCAAAACATCATTCATTCGCAATTCAGAAATGCTAAGGAATTGGGATAACAAAATCCCTGACAATTATTTTGTTCAGGTATTACATGGACTGATCGTAACTGGATATGAGTTTGTAGATTTAATCGCAGAGCTACGATTCATGGATGGAAATGCATCCATTCGTCAATATCACATTGAAAGAAAAGAAGTCCTAGACGATATCGAATACATTATCGAAACAGGACATACAAATTGGCAGACATATTTCATTGGAGATATCGAGCCAAAAATACAATTTGAACTGTAGGGAGTAAAGTTATGAAACAAACCTTTGGGAAGCAACTTAAAGATGTCATGGAAGAAAAAGGAATAACACAAAAAGAATTATGTAAACTTACAGGCATAAGCACAACTACTTTAAGTAATGCAATGAATGATATAAGCAGAAGCGAATACGATAAAGAGCAAGGTGTAGTTATGAAATGTAATAACCTTATAAAAATTTGTAATGTTTTAAATGTTTCTGCGGATTACCTACTTGGACTTACGAATGTTCAAGACATAGGAAATGCCGAAATTAAAGATATATCTAAAAAAACAAGATTATCAGAAAAGACTATAAACATATTATCTTCTCTAGATGAAGATTCAATTTTATTAATTGAAGATTTTATAAAAATGATTAAAGAAAGGAGTACAGTATGCAATTTGAATTAGAAGCAACAGTGTTGAATGGCAAGGTTGTTACAAACGCTAAGGAATTGTTAGCGAACATTGACAATGGACTGAAACATTATGACTACGTTGTTACAGAAAACACATACGAGCAGGCAAAGAAAGACCGTGCTCAATTGAATTCCATTGTGAAGATGGTTTCAGACGAAAGAAAACGTGTTGAAGATGATTTGTTCTCAGAATGGAAAGAGGACAAGAAAAACATCATGGACATTGAGAAGAAAATCAAACAATGTGCCGACAGTTTAGGACAAGGTATCACAGACATTGAAGATACCTTAAAAGAAGAAAAACGTAAACATATCTATGAAGCATGGCAAACACTTCTAGATAGCAAAGGCAATGGAGAACACTATGACTTAACTCCAAAATTCAATGAGAAATGGCTGAACAAAACAACTTCAAACAAATCCATTGAAAAAGACCTAAGTGCTATCTATGACAAAATCATTCAGGATTTAGGTTTTATGGAAACATTCTTACCTAATGATGAAACAGATATCGCTCAAATCAAGGAAGTGTATTTCCAAGATTATGATTTAATGCGTGCCAAAGTTAAAGCAGACGATTTAAAACGTGTTAGAGAAAGCGTAGAGCAACGAAAAGCTCAAGGGAATATAAATACACTCGAAAGCCAAGAATCACGCACTATCGCACCTCTAGGGCGGTCTGAGAGCGTTTTAGAACAAAAGAAAGATTTGCCAAACACAAATTGGGCAACATTTAGAGTAGAAGGCACAAAAGAAGACCTTTTAGAGCTAACAAAAATGCTCAAGAGTTTAATGGCTAAATCGAATTTTAAATATCAAGTAACTGGAAAAGGAGAAATTTAAAAATGACAGTACAAAACAGTTTAGTAAAAAAACAAACAAACTTTGCAGGATATGTAAAAAATCCTGCGGTGGTGCAGAGTATTTACAAAACTCTAGGAAGTGAAATCAAAGGGAAAAAATTTGTGGCAAGTATCATCAGTGCCGTGAATACTAACCCCGAATTGCAGACTTGTGATTTTTCAACAACAGTCAGTGCAGGATTGACTGGGGAGGCATTGAACTTATCACCTAGTCCTCAGTTGGGGCAGTATTACTTAGTCCCATTCAACGATAGAAAGAACAACAGACGAGTTGCAACCTTTCAGATCGGGTACAAAGGGTACGTGACTTTAGCTATCCGTAGTGGTCAATACAAGAGATTAAATGTCGTTTCTGTCAAAGAGGGAGAGCTAATCAAGTATGACCCATTCAATGAAGAAATCGAAGTTAGTCCTATCCAAAATGAAAGAGAGCGAGAACAAGCCCCTACGATTGGTTACTACGCTATGTTCGAGCTTATCAACGGATTCAGAAAGACTATGTACTGGTCAAAAGAAAAAATGGAAGAACACGCATTGAAATACAGTCAAGGTTATCGAGCTAAAAAGGGTTACACATTTTGGGAAAAAGACTTTGACGGCATGGCATACAAGACAATGCTAAGACAGTTAATTTCCAAATGGGGAATCATGAGTTTGGAAATGCAGACGGCTTTCACTAGCGACATGGCATATAAAGAATCAGACGATTCAGAGCCAGTATATGTCGATAATGAAGAATCTTACGAGGAACAACCTAAACAAGTGGAAATGCCTAAACCAGTTCAAGAGCCGATTCAAGAAGATTTAGGAGATTCCCTTGTATAGCGAAAACCTATTGCAGGGAAGTATCGCAGAATGTTTCTTTACGAAAGACCCCACGGAGTTATGTATTCACCATATATTCCGTGGAGCTTTCAGAGATAAGTCAACGAAGTATGGATGTTGGATTTGGTTACGTCCTGATTGGCATAACCAAACCAACTATTCCGTACACAATGACAAGAAACTTGAAATGAAATTGCAAGCTATGTGTCAAATGGCTTTTGAAGATAAATACAATCACGAATTGTTCATGAAAGAGTTTAGGAGAGATTACATAGAAGCATACAAAAACAAGTACGGAAATCTATTCTGTGTTTACAACGAATGGAAGATTAGAAAGAGAGTATTAGCTTATGTTGATTGACGGGCAGTATGTGTATATGTTCAATCCGTTTGACATGGCGAATTGGACGGAAGAAGAAATCAAGAACCAAATGGACTATTTCATCTCGTGTATCAACAACAACACAGACGTACCTTACGAAATCGCAAAGAACATTGAGAACATATCCAACCAGTTATTTTTGATTGGGGAATGTATCGCAAGGTACACGAAAGAGAGAAACAAACTGAAAGACGAAATCAGTGCGAAGGCAAAAGTCGAGGCATATTTGGCAAGAGATGAATATCAGAACAAGAACCCTAACTGTAAAATGCCCGCTATGGCTTATTTCGAGGGCATAGCCGAGCAAAAACTGTTAGGGGATAGAAATACCTTGGCCGAACTAGATTGCAAGCTCACACGCTTTAAAAACGCTTATAACAGTGCAGAGAACATCTGCAATGCGTGGAAGAAACTGTTAGAGGCAATTCGATATGAGAATGGGGGTAAGTAAATGATTCTAGCAATAGACCCTGGGAACGTTGAATCGGCCTATGTCATTGTCGAAAATGACTTATCTAAAGTCATTGAAAAAGGAAAAGTAGATAACTATAAGTTATTGGATTTACTGAGATATTGGCAAGATAAATACGATTGGAGAATTGAATATTTCGCTATTGAAGGAATCCAAAGCTACGGAATGGCGGTAGGAAAAAGCGTTTTTGAAACTTGTTACTTCATAGGTCGATTGATTGAAGCAGGTAAAAGAGATTTGGAATTAAAATACACTATGATTTACCGAATGGAAGAAAAAATGTGTTTATGCCATTCTACAAAAGCTAAAGATTCAAACATTAGGCAAGCATTGATAGATAGGTTCGGCGAAGTTGGAACAAAAAAGAATCCTGGTTACTTCTACGGATTTAAAAAAGATATTTGGAGTGCTATGGCAGTTGCCGTTACTTATCACGATAAATTTTTGAAGGAGTGAAAAAATGGAAGTTGGATTTA